CTTGCCCCATGTTCCTTTTGATTTAGTAGCAAATGAATTAACTCTTGCTAATACCCATTGTACCGCTGTTGTTCCAGGTCTATGTCCTGTCTTCCAAGCTGCTACTCCTCTATCGAAAACTTTTCTTAATATACCTAAAGGCATTCCTGATTTTTCTGCCTTTTTCTTTAATGCTTTATCAACACCTTTATTTTCTACTACATAGTCTTCAAAGGTTAGATGTTCTGCCATTTCGCCGAACATTGCTTTGAATTTTTTAGTATGTGTTGATGGTTTAGTTTTTGCTGTTGCATCACCAGGTGCTGGTTTTGTTGATTTCTTTTTAAAGTGAGCATCTCTCTTTTGCTTAGTAGATTTAGAAAGACCTGTATGATATTTAGCAGGTTGTGAACCTTTTTTATGACCAATATCACTATCTTCTCTTTCTTTAATATCCATAAAGCTTTTCAAATGAGCAGCAACTTCTTGTTTCATAAATGGTGTATCATCAATATATCTTTTTACACCTTTATCAGTTCCCCAATCTCCAGCTCCATGCTCTTCAGATAATTCAATAGCATCTAACCAATATCTCTTTTTACCTAGTTCTGATTCTACTATTACATAATTAGTACCACAAACTACGATTTCGCCACTAACATTTTCTTCTTTTATATTTACAATATCGCCTTCTTTAAATAATTCTCCACCGACATATTCTTCTCTTCTTTGAGATACTACTGGTAAATCAACATGTTGTCTAAAAGTATTTTCTAATTTTAGACCCATGCCTTTTCTTACAGCATTAAATAAGTCTTTAGCATCAAACTCAGCTGGTACGCCTTTAGCGAAACCAGCTAAGTCATTTTGTTGAGCGGTCATACGCATTTTAGTGGCAGACATTCCAGTTGCTCCATCAGAGTCTGGGTCTCTTTCACCTGCGCTTATAATGTTAATAGCACCTTCAAAATTATAAAAGCCGTGCCTAGCTTGTTTACCATTGTATTTGTTTAATAATATATCAAAATCTCTTACACGGTCACTACCTGCAACCATTGATACTTTGGTAAATCCTTGGTCGTACAATTTCACTGCTATATCGAGTACTGTACGAACATCTTTATCAGCCATTATATTACGTGCATGTTTAGGAAACATTTTACGTAAAAATTTTATTTTATCTTTAAATTGTAATGGGTTCTTTTTAGCATCATTCGAATGAGATGCATAGATTCTATAATTACCGCCACGTGATTGTTTCTTTAACGCATCAAATAGTTTCTCATGGCCTATAGTAGGTGGATTAAACCTACCAAAAACAAACGTTATTTCTTTTGTATTTTCAGTTAAATAATCACTGAACGATTTTATCGACATTTATATCCTCGGTTCCCATTAGCCTGGATTATCCCAGCCTTTAATAATATCTTTGCTGAAATTATTAGTAGAAAATTCTAATCTGTCTACTAATTTAACAGCTCCACCTTCCATTCGATCAATAGCCACAAAGCCTTCAACGCCGGTGACTTTAAATCCGGATTTAGTTTTTACAAACGTTCCCATATTACTGAGTTCGTTTAGTTTATTTATAATAATTAATTTGCTATCTGTCACATAATTATGTAAATCAAATATTAATTTTAATTGGTCTAAGTTATCTTTATTAAAAAACTTTAATAACTCATCTCTTTTATCTATTTGTACTTGTTTACCTGCCTCTGAGCTTCTTTTGTCGATTGCTTTAGCATATCTATCTTGTACAAACATAATCAAACCTTTAGCATGAGATTTAGTATTTGTTATTCTTTGTCCTTCTCTTACTTTCCTATTATTGTAAATATTAATAATAAGATTAAGTTCTTTATTATCTTCTATTTCTTTTAAAGCATAAGATGATATTTTTTGAAATATTCTACCGGCATTAGATAAGTTAGAATTTAACATATCTGTTTCTGAGCGTGTAAGTGTTGCTGTCCCACTTACATCTTTTAATGTTGCGTCGTCCATCCAAACGTCATTTGATTTTTTAAGCTTACCTACAATATCTCTACCAAATTCAGCTTTCATAGTTTCAAATGATTTACCACTGTAAGATGTATGCCATATAATACCAATCTTAGCTCTTTGTATTTCTTTTGCTAATCTACTATTAAGTGGTACAGCATACAGGATAGTATTAGGATGGAAAGTAATATGTCCAATACCATTGATATTCTCCTTTTTTAAATCGCTTTTATCAAACATAAAATCGCCTTGGATAACATCTTTGATGCCCAAGTTTTTTAGATTGTCAAAAGCAAGTTTTAATTTTTTAGATAAATCGCCTGATGTATCTGCATCGATATCATCATGACTTTTATAGACTTTTGGATTTTGATTGAATATGCCTTTTTTTGCTACAAAGAATTTACCATCTCTTGGGTCTTCACCAGCAAAAACGGCGGGGGCTCCGTCCCACTTAACAGTAATGTCTATTGGTGCTTTTGCATTACCGCTCAACATATCCCTCATTGACCTGAGCGCTAGGATTGCTTGGCGAGCCCCCTTAACTCCGCCGTCAATGATAAGGTCCTCAATATGTGTCATATGAGTATTCTTACCTGCGGCTTCTGATAAGTATGCTTTTAAAGTTTTCATAATTGTATTATACCATATATTTTAGTAAATGTAAACTATATTTCAATTGTATTCCTTGTAGGGAATGTTGAAGCAAATACTCCAGTTCTACAATCTCTTATTCCAAAGTGATGCATGTTTTGAGTATATCTTGCGTACAATATACATCTATAATCATCCTTAGGAATGAAACCATTTTCAGCTGAGTGAGCTGATTTTATTACATAGAGTTTACCTTTTTTCTTTAATTGCATATCTCCTTGATGGAATTCATCAATATTGTTAAGGCCTCTTGCTTTTCCATAATCAATACCATAAATAGATTTAAGTGCTATATCTTTTCCATCACGATTCATTTTAATTGGTCTAAAAACAGAGTTTCCACTCTTCATACCTTCAGGATATAATTCTTTTATTTTTTCAACAAATGCGAGTACTTGTTTATTACGCATAAATACTCCACCAGTACCTTTATCAGTTAAACCGCCGTATTGTTGAAAGTCACTAGATTTTGAACCTGCTTTATGAGATATCCAAGCAACTTGTTCTCCCATATCATCAATTATATAAAAGTCTGCTTTAGGTGTTCCTTTTGGTTGGTCTATACCAGTACATTTTACTACTCTTCCGCCTATAAGTAATTCAATTGCACCACCTTCATTTTCATCCATTGCTTTATCTAATTCTTTTCTAAAAAAGTCAAGAGCTTTATTTTCTGCAGCAACAGTTGAATCTTTTCCTAAACCACCAAATTCAGGAGTTTTATAAAAATCTCCAGGATAAATTACTTTACCTTTATTAGTATCAAATTCTTGTCTAAATCCATTCTTTGCAAATTCTTCAGGGCTAGGCGGTGGTCCTTTAATTATGACATCTCCTTTTGTAGTAAGAAATTCTTTACCTTTTTTTATCTTATCTAAAAAAGTATCAAATCTAGTTGAATTTCCTCTTTTCAGATACCTAGTGAAGTCAGAATGCTGCAATGTAGACCATTGCACAGCGTTTTCTTTTAAGTATGACTTAAACCGTTTCATAGAACTATTTATAATAGTTTATGACTCAGTTTTCTTTTCGATGTAAAATGGGTTAGGCTTAATGTCGCCATTAACAGCGACACTAATAATTTTTTCTTGATGTAGTTTTTTTACAGTTCTTTCAGCACCTTCTCTTACGCCAAGCTGCCAGCTTTGATAAGCACAAAGTGATATAATAATTGCAAAAATTAAATATTCCATTATCTTTCGTAGATATAGACATCAAGTCTTTCGGCATGTCTAAGAGGAAGAGACTGGTCGTAAGCCCTAGGATATTTGCCATCAGCTCTAGCATGCTTGGTACGAGGACCTCTTGCTTGACACTTGACATAATATAACGCAGGACTCCCAGGCTCCTCATCAGAACCTATCCATTCTAGATATTGTTTTCTATTTTTATATCTACTTCTTGCAGTAGCATTGATAGCTCTGACTGATTTTCTAATTGTTTCGATTTCTAACATATCACCAGCACTACCTGTGTAAAATGTTCCTACATAACTTGTTGATTGTCTCATTAGTGTATTGGCCTCCCGCCTAGTGATTCAAGGAAAAATTGACCTGGTATATCGTGACCAGTTCTTGCAAGTACAGACTCACAAAGTTTATCCCATGATTGATTAATAGTTTCTGGATTTTTATCTTTAGCCCAAGCTAGTTC